TCCATATTTAAAGCAGTTACACCACTTGTTGTGTTTACGTTTTTAGGAACCAAGGCAGTTCCTCCACTTGTGTAACCACCACCAAGGGCTATTGTAAAATAAGCATCAACACTATCCGCTGCGGCGCCTATAGAATACAGTCTAATATAAGTAACGACTATTTTATTTACTTTGTCGTTGTTTTTAATAACTAAAATATTTTGCTCTGCCGTAGTTATATCAACATCTTCAGATATAACTTGAAACGCAGAACCGTCTTCTATTGAGGCCCTTGCTTGTGCCGACCCTTGCTTCAACCATTAATCTATTTTTTTCTGAAACACCAGCTTGGTGACCGTTGCCTCTTCCGTCGTCAAATCGCATATCGTTTCACCTTTTAAACATAGTCTCTAAGATAGACGTAAAGATTTATATTAACCCACATACTAGTGTTTCCAGCAGGAGGTACAATAGCAAACCCAGAACACGCGCCAGTGGTTAAAGTGAATTTAGGGAATTTCTCATGATAAACAGGATGTTCTGCATAAATATAATTTGTAAGTCCATTACCAACAAAAGTTTTTCCTTGACCTCCCTTATAATATTTACCGTCTAATGAGGTTGAGGAAGCCGAATCAAAATTCACAACTATGGCAGGATTTTTTTCTGATATAATAGTTCCACCCGTTGGGTCTACATATATAACAGTTTGAGCCATGCCAGTGCCATCGCTAGTGCCTACACCTACTATGACCTTTTCAGCCACCATTTTAGAGTTTTCTTCATTACAAATATATAAAATAGCTGATTCAGAATCGTTGGTAAGTTCTACGTCTAAACTTAATATTCCAAAAGCTCTTTCGTTTACCGTTGCTGAGTCAAGCGCGCCAACAACTGTCGCCTTTGTGTGTAGCCTATGACTTGCATCTACACGAGCGGCAACACAATCACCAACACCATTAATTATATAATCACCCACAATTATCTCCTAAATTATCGCCAACTATCTGCTCCAGATAGAGGTTGGTTAATTTTGCTTGTTCTAGCAATTTGCCTAGAGTATTTAGGATTAATTGCTCGTTGGTAACATTTGTTATTTCTGATTCAAGTGGAACAACCCTAATATAAGTAACTTCTCCGTCGTCATAAAACTTACGACGTTCTAAATCAGGTATTGGTTTTGTAGAAAGAGATCTATCGTCTGACATTTTTATTCCTTAGTGAGAGATCCCCGAAGGGATCCCTCTAGAGTTGGGTTGTCCTCTATGGCTATTCCCGAAGGAATTAGAATTTCATGATTTCCCAAACAAAGTGCATTTTTCCTGTAAGAAGCGTTTCGGCTTCAACAGAAAACTGAAGTGTAGTATCTGCGGCAAGTTTAATAAAACCAGCGTCAGATCCTGTAGTAGAAGTATCTAAATTAAAAACTCCTGCCAAAGTAAAACTTGCTATTGGCTCACTGTTTAGAAACGCATCGGCAGTTGCACTTGTTTCAAGTGTTAAAAGACAAGCACCGCCAGATGTAGGTGCGGTTTCTGTTTTAACAGCCACCAAACGAACCATGATAGCTTCGTCAGCACCAGCAGTAAGCGTATAATCTGCTATAGCTCCTGTATCAACATCAAAGTCATAAGTTGTAGTCATAAATGTTGACTCATTAGAAAACGGAGCACCGAAAGAACCTACTCGTAATGTCATTTTATTTCTTCCTCTTTAAAAGTTATTTTTCCATCTGAAATCTTTTTTTCTACTTTGGGTTTTCTCTTTCTAGTTTGGGCAACTGGAACATCAATTAAAACCCAACATCCCCATTTAAAACCATTATGATAGTAGGATCCATCAACGATGTTCCAAGGTCTATCTATAGCGGTCAAAGCGTTTTTAAACTTCTGAGGACTACTACCTTCAATCCAAAGCATTTTGTCTGCGTTATTAATCATAGAGAACTCCCAACCCGTTTATGCTGCCAAAATCTTATAACATTTTTCGTCGCCACCGATAGAAAGCTTAGCACCGAATACTAGGTTAGCACTCATGGTGTAGCCAAACTTTTTGTTACTGTGACCAGAACTAATTTCCCATTGAACTTCTGTTTGTGCTGCATATAAAAGAGCAGAAGGAACAAAAGAATAAAGAGAAGCTGCTGATAATGAATCGTCTTCAAAGAACTCAAATCCATATCGTTTTTGAGATGCCTGTCCGCCTATTCTGGCAGAGTCGGAAAACCCGTAATCTACAGTGTTTAACGCGTTGTCAGCAAGAAAGTCGCTGTAATATTGTGGTGAAAGTAGAGAATACCATTTCTCAGTTTTAGGCCAATGAGCAAGCGCGGCGTCTTCACGCATAGTTGCTATCAAGGCAGTTGTAAGCATCAAAGAATATAAATATGAGTTAATTTGGCGGCCGATGTCGTGCATCATTGCCTGGCGAACTTCAGTTCCCTTAATCGGATCAATTAAACTTTGTATTTCTACAAGGTCTTCTACTTCAATTGCACTGACCGCCCGTTTTGTGGCCTTTAAATCTACATAGCTAGTAGATAGTTGGTTAGTTTCGAAAGAATCGGCATCAGTTCCAACGGTGCGAAGGTCAGAAGTCAACTCATTCACTTGGGAGATTCTAACTGTATCGTTCTTCTTACGAATTTCTCCTTCGTATTGTTTAGAAACTAGGGATTGAAGAAGATAGGACTCTCGAAGTTCCTTCATAAAAATTGGTGACCAAATAGTTTGGATTTGATCTGTGACCGCTGCTAAATCTGTAACTGACATTGAAAAACCTCCAAGGATTAAAAATAAAATTTACTCGGAGGCTTTTCTGTAATGTCAGCTTTACACTTTGGAGAAATCAACCTCCTTAGCTCTTGCTGTCATCTCTTTGCTACCGAGTTTAAGCCAATCTTCTTTCGACAAACCTTGTCCGGTACTTGAACCAGGTTTTTGATTTGGTAAATCTGTTTTCGGGCTATCAATCAATCTGTGGTGAGTTGTTTTAAAAGTATCAACTACTTTTAATAAACTATCCTGATCGATACTTCCGTCATCGTTATATTTAATTTCGTCAATCGGAACTAAAGAGTAATAAGCAGAGTCTATCTTTGAGTGTCCTAAAGAATCTTGGAAAGAGCGCATTTTTTCCGCCCATTCGATATTCTTGTTCGTCTCTTCTAGCTTGGCACGAGTATCTAATAATTCTTTGTCTCGTGTTTCAAGTAACTCTTGGAACTTATTTTGTTCCTTAAGTTCTAACTCTGATCTTTCCTTGTTCGCGCTTTCTAGCTCTGCAACTCGTGCTACTGCATCGATATGCTTTGAGGCTATGTTTCTCTTCTCATTCAAAACTTTTTGATAAGAGGAGTACTTAACGAAATCTTCTTTTGGTTCTATTTTGGGATTGTCCACTGGACTGGGATCCTTCACGGAAGGATCTGTAATTGGGTCACTCATAAGTCTATAACTCCTTTAAAAAAATGTCAAATTTTCTTAGCTTTTCTTGACAATTCCTTATCAACATGATTGCTAAGTTGGTCGATTTCTTTATTCGATAGATTAAGAAAAGCTCTGTCTCCATCAACGGCATAACCCGCTTTTTTTCTTTCTCTCTCAATACTTCTTCCTGTCAGAGTAAGATTGCAGTCTATCCCCTTTGGAGCATCGCTTGATATCTTTGCCCTTGGTCCTTTTCTTTTTTTCTTACCTCTTCTTAACTTCTTTCCTGCCGCTATACTCGATCTTAAATCATCTCTGTATTCAGCATAATCAGGACTAACATTTCGTAATTTTTTACGAGATGCTCCATTAGAAGAAACGCCCTTTCCATCCTTTCTTGTTCTGTCTCTAATCATCTCAACTGATTTAATAGCAAGTATCCGCATCATTTTTGGATTAGTTACTTTGTCCAAAAGCTTTTTAGCTTCTCTTTGAAACTTTGCCATCTGTTGTTGGGTTGTAGGCATATCACCTCCTAAAAAATAACCCTGTACCCTCGTCATTGGTTTCTATCGAGCCTTCTGTTTCTTCCGTTGATTCTCTTTCTCCGATTACTTCTTTTACAATAGACGTTAAATCTTTTTTAAGAATATCTAAAAACGGCCTAGCCTTATCAGTCACTCTTCGATTGGGATTTCCGTAAGACCCACGAATATTACCTTCAGCGCGTCCCTCTAAATTTGATCCCTTACGAAATCCTATCACCAACTCATCTACTCTGCTCTTGCTCTTCATATACTTTATGGCACTAAGCATTTTCGTGCTATCTGTTAAATCAACTGGTCGAAGCCCTGTGCCTTTTAATTTCGCATAGGGCTTTGTATATTTGCCAGCCCTACCAGCCCAGTTTTTGCCATATACATTCTTTCCCTTTTCAGTGCGATCCCTAATAAAATCAATTGACCTTAAAGCAACCTCTCTTTTTTCATCACTCGACAGGTGACGGGGAACTTTCATCTTCAGGGTTGTTTCCGTTTTGTTTCTCGCCAAAACTAATCTCCTCCTCTGGTTGCTCTTCGTCTATCTCTTCTATAAGTTCCATCACGGTTTCTTCATCCATCTCTGGGTTAAGCGCCATGATAGCTCGTTTTCTAGAGGTAAGACCGCCAGTGAGTTCTTCAAGCACGTCTTTAATGATTTGACTTCTATCTACCAAAGGAACCTTCTTTGGAAACTCAACCACCACACGACAGTTTGGAGAAAACACGCCAAGGTTATCTATCATGTCGCCTTTGATCCAAAACGTATAAAAATCAGTAAAGAATTTATTCCAAAACTCTTCTTCCTTACGAGAGTAAAGACTTGATTGTTGGTCGTGACTTTCCGAGACGTCAGCCATATCAACCATCTTACTAATTCCAGAAGCCGCATTACCCGTGTCTAGACTTCCGATACTTCCCGGTTTCATTCCTTTTGAGTCGAGCCAGAGGCTGACTTGAGTTTTTATGTTTTCAAGAACCTTCTCACTATCGAACTCTGGTTTTATGGTTCCGATTTCTGGCTTAAGATCACTATCAGGATCACTAGAAAAATCCCAAAAAGCATCTGGACTAATGATTAGGTTTTGTAGTTTGACGTTAATTCCGTAGATAATAGAAAATATCTGAAACTTTAAGCCATAATTAGTATCGGTCAAAAGAAGAGGAACAAGAAGTGTCATATCAAGATCGTCAAGCCTTGGCTCACTCATAGTGGAATCTTCGTTATCGTTCCAATTAATAAAAGGAAGAGACTTTGTTGGGTTTGTTCCGTCTTGTTCTAAACCTTCCATTATTTGTGTCTGAATATCTCCCTTTGCATCCATCACGATAAATTCATCGTCAGTAAATACATAGAAAATATCCATCTCAAGACCGTGCTCGTCTTTAACGGTATCCATGTAAAGAACGGTCGCGTCGACAGAAGTAGGGTCAACTAGGTTAAAACTAACAGTTATAAACTGATAGTTAGGTATGGAGCGAATAAAAGGCTTTCGCTTATCACGCGCTATTTGAAGGGTGGAATAGCCAAAACAATTATAAAGTTCGTTGTTTTTATCAAACTTATGATTGGCGTTTAATACATCTACTACTTTGTCAAGTGTTTCTTGAGATGATTTATTCTCGGAGTCACTCCCGCCAGTGACACGACGAATAGGAGGGGTTGAGTATATTCCAGACAGTTTGTCAACTATTTTCTTCCATAGGTTTATCGTAGATAGCCTTTCTTTAACTCGTGCGTAAACCTTATCACCAAGGTCTGCTTTTATCTTGACCTCCAGTTGAGACTTAATAGAGCTAGCATAAAGGTTGTATAGTTTTTTATTAAAAACTATTCTTTCCTTATTACTTTCTATCTCGGCAGCAATAAATTCTCTTGTTTTCTTTTCGCTTAATAAAGCCATAATTTTCCTCGTTATAAAAGAGTAGTCCTTGTGGGTCGTTGTTCTTTTGTTAAAGTCACCAGCGAGTATCCCAACGCTGTGGTGATGTGCTGATGTTCAAATGAGTCGTCCTCAATATAATTTGCTCCGTCCCTGAGCTTTGTTAATCTCATTCCTTTGTGAGCCATTGGTGCTTGTTCCATTAAGTTTACCCTATTATGTCGTTTACGAATAGGTGGGTTCGCTTTAGGCACCATAATTTCAAAACTTATCTCATGACGTTCTAGAAAATCCCTTATGATGGCGTAGTCATCCCTGAGTGAGCGAGTATCGCGATGCCGGCCGCTGGAATCGCCACAGATTATGTAATGGTGGTGTTGAGTGATAAGTTTTCGTTCTAATAAATCCTCAAGAATGTTTTGAGTTCTTGCCGAATGAATTACTGATTCGTTAAATACGTGAAACACACCGTCAATATGTTGCAGCACTGCACAAGACATCGGCTTACCAACTCCAATATTAAAATCCCAAGTATCTCTGATTTATAGTATATTTGTACTTACGATAATTATAAGCAGGATCATAGGTATGATAAAGGTTTTCGCCCTTGATCGAGATCCATTGCCCTTCTAAGTAACGAAGAGCCTCTAGTTTTGTGTAACGTGCTTTTTGTGTGGCGTAATAAGTTTTAGGTAGAAAGGGATTATCTTTTGTCAAGGAATATATTACGTGTCTGTTTTTAAACTTTTTACAACCCTCAATAAAATATTCATACATCCAATGCTCAGGATCAGCAGGGTTAGTTGCTCCAATGGCAAATGATTTATCAATACCAATGATTCTACCGAGACGGGGAAAGAGATTAGTAATAATGGTTTCCTTGTCTCTATCATCGTTCTCGGTCATCTCCTCTATTGCAACACCAGAGAGTTTAAGAGATCTTACTTTCTCGATTTTCCTATCGGCCCAGGAAACTGATATAATTTCGCTCCCCCATTTTGGGAACTTGATTCCGAGGGTTGTTGAGTTTCGTTTCCAATCTTGGCTTTCTGTGAATTGGGGATCTCCTTCGAGGAGTTCGATGACTTCATTATAAAGAGTAGCACGTAAAGAAGGTAAAGCACGCCGACAAATAGCAACGCGAGCACCACGATTGGTAGCGCAATGCCAAATAATATACCAAGCGATAAAAATACTTTTAGAACTACCAACACTACCTGATAAAAGTATTTCAATAACGCCATCATTTTTATAATCCCAATCTTCTAATAATAAAAAAGCTTCCTCCTGCGAGGGTATCGCAGAGGGTGAAAAACCACCAAAAAAAGGTTGAGATTCAAGTTGCATCTTTCTTAGGCCGTCCTCTTCCTCGTTTAACAGTGCTGACTTCTTCTTCTAGTTGTTTCTTTTTAGATATGTATTTACCTTTGCCCTTAATCCGAGCGGGATCAAACGCTATCGTAATAGTGTTATCCATATCGTCTTTCTCGCCTTCTAGTTTCATTCGTTCGCCATAAACAGAGTGGAACCTAGTCTTTAAAAGAAAGATAGCCATAGTTGTATTTATTTGCTTACTACCCTTCCTTTGTGCTTCAGGAGGCACTAAACCAAGCAATGCAGAAATAGCACACTTTTC